AACGCATGATGCGATGCCGGACGATTGTTGGTGAATGCCTGGGGAGTTGCCAGTGCTGCAGTATCCGGGCGTAACATGTATACTGTTCTAGCATCCCTTACTCGATAGTATTGCCAAGGCAACGGTTTTTTATAACTCTTGTAGGCGTGTTCAAGAATGGTCATGTCAAACGTTGGTCCATTTGCCCATATAGAATTGCTCTGCCAGATCAATTTTCCCAGTTCGTCCAGCACTTGATCTAAAGGTTTACGGTCAACTTCAGTAAATGCTTCTTCTCTGGCTTCGCTGTTCTGAGTTGACCACCATTGCAGGGTGCCATCCTCAATTTTGCGATCAAGTTGACTATCAAAATCAACCCTAGCATAGTATGATTGGTTGTAATAACCATCACCTACTGGGTCAAATGACTGTGCTGCTACGGTGAGGATCAGAGCATCCGGAGTGGTACCCAACGTTTCAATGTCAATCATTAAATGTGCCATTGAACTATTGTAACAGAGTTTTTATAATTTGTCTTGTGGAAGGTTAGCCAATCACCCAGGTCAATGGCTGTGATCCATCAATATAGTTGGCGAGTTCAAGAATCTTGGCATCCATTTGGGCTTGAGCTTCGGCTTTCATTGCTGTGCCATTTAACGTGCCGCCACCCTGTGGTCCGGCAATGGTACCAAACTTTTCACGAGCTTCACCGATGATCATCTTGCAGTTGGCCACCATGAAATCACGAATCCATTGAGAGATTTGAAAGTCTGATAACAAATGTGTTTCGGGTTTGAGATTGTAGGTCCAGAGTAAAACAACTTCGCCATCGCCTTTGGGTACACGGATTAGCTGAAGTTTTTTGGTTACTGGATTCCAGGTAAAGTTAATGAATCCGCCAAACATACGTGCTGCAAGCTCAACATATTGAGTGTAAAAATCGTAAGTTGCAAGTCCGCCACTTTGATTAAAATTCAGCAAATAAACCTGCATCTGAGCCTGGCTAAAAGGGTCAAATGACGAACTAAACGGCCCAGTGGCCAGGCCAAACGTTCTGCGAAAAATCTGTCGGACTTGTACAATTTCCTGGGGCAATGTGTAGATATTTACGTTGTTCATTAATTCCATGAAGGTGTAACTTTCTTCATAGGCCGCTTGCGCACGTTGTCGATACGTTCCAAGAGTTTTTTGATATGCTGCTTCGTAATGCTCGGCATCTAATTCAAGATCTATGATTTCTGCAGCCAGTTGCAGTTGCACATAGCTTATGAGATCTTGTTTTAAATTTTCTAAAAGCGGCTGATTTTCATTATGATTCATGTACTACTCCATTGTGGAGTATTTATCGTGCCTTCAACAGTATCAAGTTCTCAGTTCCGCGCCCGTTAAATTTAGTCTCAGTGGCTTTGATGTCTTTGAAGAGTTTGCGTGCCGCTGGTGCCCCTGCTGCTGACAGTGTTTTGAGTTGTTCGGCGGGCTTGCGCAGAGTCTTTTGTAAACTATCGTTGGTGCTGAATCCAATAATGGTGTTGTTTTTGACTGTAAAATTACCCACATGCTCGTCAGCCACCAGGTGTATGAGCTTGCGCTTTTTAGTGTCATATAACCAGGCTTCGCTTTTGTCAACCAACTGTGCAGCCGGCAAGGACTTGAGACTGAGTTCAGCAAATTCTGCCTGTAGTTTGAACTTGGCTGCACGTTTTTCTGGGGGAACTGCTTTGACTTTGCGCGGCTTGCGCTCAACTTTCTTGATCTGCACATAACTGCCGCAGTCGGCAATCACCAGCTCGGCAAATTTTACAACATTGCGCATCTGCATCTTTGAGAAGTTGCTGTATCCCTCAACCAGTTGTGCATCTTTGCCGGCCACTACTTGCTCGTATTCTTCAAGTCTGCGTTTCCACACATCAGCAACTGTATTCACCATCTGTGGGCTGATGTTCATGCCACGTATCATTGCAATGGGCTTGGTGTCAGCAGTGAGCTTTGCGCCCGCCACAACAAAGTCATCAAACATGCTGTCAATTTCTGCAGCACATTCTCTAGCACGTTCACGCAAATGATCCTGGATGTTGGGTTTTGCCACTGCTGCGTCATCAGTGACCACTGGAGATTTAACTGGACGGTGTGCATCCAACAATTGTTTGACGGCTGTAGTGAGCTGGGACTGTTCGTGTGTGGACAGAGTCAGTCCCATGGTGCTCATTCTAGCCAACCATCCAATTGTAGGACTGATTGCTTGCTCAGGTACATTTTTCCATGCACGGGCTTCGGCTCGCTGATCGCTGCGCTCTAGCCAATCCAACAGGAATGTTTTGGCATCAGGTTTGCTACAGTAATAATTATACCAGCCGAACGCCTGTGTCAGTGCGCTTTTGCGGTCTTCTGTGGGTTGTAGATCCCAAATGGGCTCGTCTCCAGTATATTTGGTGTCTGGACCACGTGGAATAATGCGTTTGGGTGCTTTTTGAGTTGCAATCATATTAAGTCCTTTTTACTGATATAGATAATTATAGCAATTTTATGCTTTTTGGTCAACAACTAAAATTCCCATACAATAAATAGCTAATAGGACCTTATCATGCCAAGACTTAGTTTATACCGCCCAAATCGTACCAAAGATTATCAGTTTTTTGACCGTACTATTTCGGAGATGTACACCGTGGGCGGGATAGATCTCTACCTCCACAAATACATGGGACCAGTGCCTACAGCCCCTGATGATTCATCGGCAGCAAACTCTGATGCCACTTTGCCAAATTACAGTCAAAGTAATCCCTTGTTTATTGAAGATTTACTGCTGTTAGAAAATAGAGATCGTGTGTATGATCCTGATGTATACATTATGCGTGGTGTGTATCGCACACAAGACATTGATTTTGACTTGACTCAATTTGGTTTGTTTCTAAACAACGACACACTGTTTATTACTTTTCACTACAACGACATGATTGATACGTTTGGTAGGAAGTTGATGAATGGCGATGTGTTGGAAATTCCCAACTTAAAAGACTATCATCCGTTGAGTCAAGCCATACCCAAGGCCTTGCCTAAATTTTATGTTATCCAGGATGCCAGTTTTGCCAGCGAAGGCTTTAGTCAGACTTGGTTGCCACACCTATGGAGAATCAAAGCCACTCCCATGGTCAATGCACAAGAATATCAGTCAATTCTACAGCAGCCATTTGAACCTGACAATATCTGGGACAACGGAAACTTTTATCCCACCGGCAGCATTGTCAACGCCGACAACAAATACTATGTGGCAATTAAAAATATTCCACCTGGAACACCAATCACTAATACATTTTATTGGATTGAGAAGACTGATCCAAATACCATTGCCGATAGTGCAAGTACAAGAAATAAAGATCTTGAAATCAATGATGCTATCTTGATACAAGCCGAAGCCGAAGTTCCACTGTCGGGCTACGACACTGTTAAGTTTTATATTTTACCAACAAACACCGACGGGTCACCGGCTGATCCAAGCACCTACACTTCTGATGACACCGCACCAGATGCAAGTCGCACTGTCACTAACGAGAATACCACTCCTCGTGCAGATGGTTATACCGCAGGATATCTAACTGGCGATGGTGTTGCGCCAAATGGATTGCCTGTGACTCCGGGGGTTGCTTTCCCGTTACAAGCTCAACTTGGCGAATACTGCCTACGATTGGATTATTTCCCAAATAGATTGTTCCGTTTCAATGGCGCACGTTGGATCAAGATCGAAGAAGTGGTTCGTACACAGCTTACTCCTGGCTCAGAAAATAATACTTTGCGCTCGTCGTTTGTCAACAATACATACACTACATCATCTGATGATCTTGGGAACATCCCTAGTCGTCAGAGTCTTAGTCGCGCACTTAAACCGCTGGCAGACAATGGCGATCAAGGTGGCGACAAACCAAGAAAGCCGTACCCGGATACACAACCTGGACAGAAATCAAGTTAAACTATGCAAAGTTTCTTTTATGATGGTCAAATCCGCAGATTCTTGCTGCAGTTCACAAGAGTCTTTTCAAACTTTCAAGTTGAGTTTGGACAGAACCAAGCTGGTGTGTCGCCACCTGACACCCTAGTACGTGTTCCGGTGCGATACGGCGATGCTAGTCGCAATGCGCAAATCATTATTCAACAGAACTCTAGCAACTCAATGCCCTCAACTCCGTTGATGACATTTTATATTGTGAACTTAGACTATGACCGTGGACGCATTCAAGAGCCAACATTTGTGGACAAGATCAATGTACGGCAACGTTATTTTGATCGAGACACTGATACTTACGAAGTCACACAGGCCAATGCATTTACCATTGAACGTCTGATGCCTGTGCCTTACAAGCTCACATTAAATCTTGATATTTGGACATCTAATACCAATCAAAAAATGCAGTTGCTTGAGCAGATTCTAACACTGTTCAATCCCAGTCTGGAAATACAAAGCACAGACAACTACATTGACTGGACCAGTCTAAGTGTGGTAGAACTTGAATCAGTAAACTGGAGTAGTCGTACTATTCCAAGTGGCACAGATGATCAAATTGATGTATGTACATTGCGCTTTGGATTGCCAATTTGGATTAGTGCTCCGGCTAAGATCAAGAAGTTAGGCGTGGTAGAACGTATTATTGCCAGCATTTACGACTCACAGGGCGATGCCAGCAATTCCATCATTGAAAGCGATTTATTACTAGGCACTCGCATTAAAGTTACACCTTATAATTATCAGGTATTGTTATTAAACGGGCAATTACAAATTTTGCAGCCGCAAGATGTCATCAGCGAACCCATAACAAGTCTCACACCACCGGATTCGCCAGTGCTAGATCAATTGGTATGGCCAAGTGTGATTGAACTGTATGGAGCATTGCGTCCAGGTATCAGTTATATCACGTTAGACAATCCCTGGGAACCTGACACACAGATTGTTGGTACAGTGGCTATTAATCCTGCTGATGATAGATTTCTGCTATTCAGTGTAGACACAAGCACTGTACCTGCCAATACACTAGCACCAGTTGATGCTGTGGTGAACCCGTTGTTGAGTGCGCCTGGCGATGGGTTAGACTCTAGTTTAACTGGTCAAAGATATTTGTTCACTGAGTCAACTGGCGATGTTAGTAATTCCGCGCAGGTATACAACCCTGAAGAAAGTGCATACTACACAGTTGATACGAACCCAACCGCCTGGCGCGGAGTCACCGGTCAGCCTCTTATTGCACATGCCAATGACATAGTGGAGTTTGATGGACAAAGATGGATAGTTGCATTCAACTCACAATCACAAGGCGATGACATACAGTACGTAACAAATGTCATAACAGGTATACAATACAAATGGATTCCTGTATTGGTAGATCAATCTGATATACCCAATGGTCAGTGGGTAAAAAGTTACGATGGATTGTATCTTGGAGGAGCATGGAATCTTATATTGTAAACGCAGTTGGTATTTGGTTTTTTAGTCGTACCTCGCGCAGATATCTTTACCTTCTTAGAAATGACACTCGGCATCCTGATTCCTGGGGCCTGCCTGGTGGTAAATGTGATCGCAATGAAAGCCTATTAGATGGAATACTGCGAGAGTGTCAGGAAGAACTTGGAATGAGTTTTGCGTCTAGTAGATTTTTACCCATAGAAAAATTCACCGGTGTTGAAGGAACATTTGTGTACAATACATTCTTCTGTGTAGTGGATCAAGAATTTCTTCCTATATTAAATAACGAGCATCAAGGCTATGCTTGGATTGACTCTGGGGTCTGGCCAAGACCCATGCATCCGGGTCTTTGGAATACTGTCAATTTAGATACAGTGCAACAGAAAATTCAATTGATTGAACAAGGATTATAGTCGTCCAACAACGATATTAATCACACCAGACTCGCCACTAAACTCTTCAAGCGATTTGCCAATTACCATTCCCACTGATGGAGTAGCGCAGGCCATAGCAATACCATTCCCAGCCGACACCATCATGTCACCTTTTTGAATGTTACCTGTGACTCGAGCTGGGACCTTGCCCGTCAATGCAATTGGTAAAACAAATTCACCTTGTTGCCCAGTATTCATCAAGTAGCTAGGAGCAGTACTGACAACTCCGGCCACTCTGATATCACATGGGATTTCAGCCATAGTAATCTCATTAGTTCCACCAAAGCTGACCACTGTGCCTGGCTGGTAAATGGCATCTGACACATACATTTCTGCCAAGTCAGCGTACTGTGCTGAAGTTGATTTGGCAAAGATTGTATTAAAGTATACAGTCGAGCTACCAATGTTGCCCACTGCATTAGATCCGCCATTTATAATAGCAGTAGCAGCATTGCCTGAATTAACAGTTAAACTACCAGCAGTAATTAAATTACCACCTGTTATGTTGCCGGTGAC